ATGATCAACCGCATCAACAACGCCATCTGTGTCCTGATTGCCGCAGCCGTCTTTGCCATGATCGGCATCGAATCCGGCGCGCATCACGCACCCACCCACTCCGGCACGCAGCAGGTGGTGCGCCATGACTGAACTGTCACCCACTGCTCAGGCAGTGCTGGATGCTTTCAAAAATCAAGTCGAACTCACTTGGCTGACCAAGGACCCCGAGCAGGTTGGCCTTGCTGCATCCCTTCGCGTCATTGCAGAGTTTTTCCGCATGGATCAACCGCTAGGCGATACAGATGCCGATGCCGGCGTGTTTGCAGCTCATCAATTCATGCACGGCTACATCGCAGCTATGGCCGACGAACTGGAGGCTCAGGCATGACTGAGCGCCGCTTCTACTTCCAGATCAAGGCCGCCAACGTGATCGAGTGCGTCACGGCGCACAGCCTGACCGAGGCCAAGCTGATCGCCGCCGACACTTGGCTGCCGTGGTGGTCTGAGATCGAATGGCTGAACCCTGAAACCGTCACCGACCCGAACTGCCATGCCTGACGCACCAATCGGAACGATGCTGCCGTGGCAATGGCAGGAGGATGCCCCCACCAGTAAGCACGGCGACGGCATCAGCCGGCCAAAGCCGAAGGCGCGCACCAAGGAGTTCAAACTGCTGATCTACCCGCAGGGTGCCCAGCCGATGACCTGGATCACGCGCGCCGAGAGCAAGCGGCACGCGATCCGGTACGCACAAGCCCGCTGGCCGGGTGCTGAGGTGGAGGTGGCGTGACGACAGAGCACCCGATCACTCCCCCGCCTGAGCTAACGCAAGAGTGGTCCTGCGATTGCCCCTTAACTGATCCGTTTAGCCGAGAGTTTTACGTCGCCACCCAAGCCGCCCGCTGGGGCGCTGATCAGGAGCTGGAGGCGCTGCTGGATTTGGCAGACGGGTTCTTGACTGGCGAGACGCTGCGCCAGCTCCGCGCCGCACGCCGCCCCAAGCCGCCGAGCCTGAAGGAGCAGGCGCTGCTCCAGTTGGACACGCTCAACGCAGATTTGTCCATGCACGGGCTGGGTTGCGACCTGTCTCAAATCCGCCGCGCTTTGGAGGCTCTGCCCGATGAGTGAGATCCGCGACCGCATCAACCAGCTGCTCACCGATAGCGGCACCTACCAGCAGGGTCGCCATGATGAGCGCCACCGGCTGCAGCAGCTGATCGACATCAGAATCGACCAGCTGCGCGGGATCGCCGGCATCCGTAACCGTGAGCAGCTCTGCGCTGAGCTGTTAAACATTCGCCAAATGCTTGACCAATGACCCACGCCACGTTTCTCGACCAGCAACGCGCCGACATGATGGAGGCGCTGTATGAACGCAGCGGCCGCACCTGCAGCACCTACACCGGCCTGTGGGAGGAGTTCTGCCGCGACCTGGCCGCTAACTTCCGCGACACCTACTACCCGGATCTGCTTGACCGCGTGGTGCGTGCGATGGATACCACCGAGTCGGTGATGACGCAGAAGAACGCGCAGCAGGCGATCGAGGTCTGCCGTCAGCAGCTGCTGGGAGACAAGTGGGCGTGAACACCTTCAAGGCTGGCCACATCCCCAGCACTGCAGTATTGACACCTCAGAACGCGATCGAGATCCGGCAGCTGTACGCCAAGGGCGAGACCATGCTCAGTATTGCGATCACCTACGGCATCTCTGTGCCGCATGTCAGCGAGATCGTGAACCGCAAGAAGTGGAAGAACGCAGAGCAGCAGGTGATGGCATGAGCGACCAGATCAACCCAGACCACTACAAGCAGGGCAGTGTCGAGTGCATCGACGCGATCGAGGCTGCCCTGACGCCTGAGGAGTTCCGCGGCTACTGCAAAGGGAACATCATCAAGTACACCTGGCGCGAGCGCCATAAGGGTGAGGCGGTGTCCCTAGCCAAGGCGCAGTGGTATCTACGGCGACTGCTCGGCAAACTGGAGGAATGATGCCATTCCTTCCCGGCCTCAACCTGATCGAGCGCCTTGCGCTGTGGATCCTGGTGCGTAGCCCGCGCACCAGTCTGGTGGTGGTGAAGGAGCGGCTATGGCCAGCGGTGTTCACTGCGGCGGATCCAACGGATGATCTGGCCGCCTATGTCACCAACGGGCAGGCAGAGCCCGCCTCAATGCAGCTGGAGCGGATCTACCACCAGCCGGCATACGGAGAGGAGGAGTGATCAGACTGCACGCCGGCCGACTGCTGCTGGTGTGCAGCCGCTCCGATCGCAACTGGCACGCACGGGTGATCCTTGGGCCAAAGCCTGAGCACCAGCTGGATGCCGACACGGGCACCATGCACCTGCAGACCGCTCTGATCCGCGCGCAAGCGATCTACCAAGCGGCACTGGTGCAGCTACGGCCAGCTGGCGGCCAGCGCATGTGCTGGGATTGTCTGCACTGGGACACGCACCGGAACCGCTGCGAGATGTCGTTGCCAGAATCGAAGCAGAGCGGCGGCCGTTATGCGGCTAGGTGCGAGATCTATGAGCCAGCCGAAGGTGATTGGCCGCACTGATCGTGGCGGCGGATGGATCGAGACGCTGGAGCCTGACGAAGGCGGTGAGCTGTACTACCGCAGCTGCGTCGGTGGCACCTGCCGCTATAGCTCCGACCTGTGGCAAGCGGAGCTGTACCTCGACCACCTGCTTGCCCGCTGATGCTCCGCGACGTGCTGATCCTGATCGTGGAGTATTGGGCGACCTGTCTGATCGCGTTGTGGGTCTGCAGCAGAATCCTGCCGTGATTGTGGTGCCCGGTGGCTGGTCCTCACGCGGTGCCAGCCTCACCGCAGCCGGGCAGCTACGGACTATTCCGTTCTCTCCAAAGAAAGAAGGAACCGAAATCTTACTCCTCTTTAGCCACCCACCGCGCAATCGCCCACTCGCCCAGCGTGGACCAGAACGGCTGCCGCCGATACCAGTCAACCCACGGCGATCCACTCTTAGAGGAGTTACACGCCCAGCAGCAGGCCACCAAGTTCTCGCGCACTGTCAGACCGCCGTGGACCTTGGGCACCACATGATCGAGGGTCGGGGAGCGGCCGAGCGGGTCACCGCAGTAGGCGCAGCGGTAGTTCCAGGCGAGCAGGATCTGATCGCGCGCCGAGCGTCTGGTGACTAGGCGCGTCTCTTCAATGTGATGACGGTCCAAGGTCCGGCGGCAGGGGAACGCAGTCCACCTCGATGTCGATGATGTCTTCATCGGAGGGGATGAACTCGGCCAGCTGGCTGTAGATGTCGGCTGGCAGGTCGTCGGGTGCGGAGTCGGATCGGATGATCAGCTTGGCGGAGATCTCTAGGTAGAACGCCCGCATGGGCTGGCCGCCGCTGGGCCAACGGTAGCGAGCGGAACCGAAACGGGCTTGTGACGGATTGTGAACGGGACAGCGCGATGGGGAAGGGTGCCCCGTCGGAGGGGTATAGTTAGTTCAACAACGCACCGGACTAATGACTTACTCCACCGCCGCCCTCGCCGCTATCACCGCTGCAGGCGTCACCAGCCCCTCCGACCAGCTGATCGCTTCCGTCACCTTTACCACCGAGGTGATCCGCCGCGGCACCGGCTGCTCCATCGAGGCCGCCGCCGCCGAAGCCTTCGCAACTTGGGACGACCTGGCCTGATCCACCAGCCCGCTCCGGCGGGCTTTTTCTTACCTACTCTCAACCCATGGATTTCGTTCTCTACAAGCTGCTGCCGCTCGTTGCCGGCATGGCCCTTTACCAGCTGAGCAAGGCGCTGGTGATCAAGCATCTGCGCCGCAACCCATGACCTACATCCTCCGCATCGGTCCGTGGCACGTCGGACCGTTCGACAACCACATCGGCGCGCAAGTCTGGGCAGAGCGCCACGGCTGTGACGACTTCACCCTGATCCCGCTGGATGATCCCTGCGAGGCGCCCAACCGGATCCACCGGCTGCGGATGGCTGAGCTGAAGCACCCGATGAAGGCGCGCGAATAGTGTACGCCTTCCTGATGGACGATGCCGCCAAGGCTGCCGCCTCGCTGACCGGGGATGCCATCGCGGTCAAATAAAAACCCCGCGGGCTAGGCGGGGCTCCGTCGTCCACAGGGGTTCTCCCTGCCAAGGCTAGCCCTTGCTGCTGGTGACCGCCAGATCACCGTTGTACCTGCCAGTCACCGCATAGCTGCGGCCGGGGATGCCCATCATCTTGTGGAACACCATCTGGCCGATCTTCATGCCGGGCCAGATCGCTACCGGGTGCATCTTGCGCGCGTTGCTCAGCTCCAGCGTCAGGCGGCTGCCATGCCAGCCAGGATCGCACCAGCCGGCCAGCAGGTGCTCCAGACCCTCGCGTGCGCGGCTGGACTTCAGCACGAACTGCGCGGCGATGAAGTCCGGCAGGTTGAAGATCTCGCGGGTTTCTGCGAGGCAAAACTCACCCGGCTGCAGCCAGTAGGGGTCGTCTTGCGTGTGGCCGCTGATGCCGTGGATCTGCAGTTCGCGGCTCTCGGGCATCTCGATCATCAGCCGATCGCCCAGCAGCACATCAAGGCTGGCCGGGTTCACCAGATCAGGATCAAAGGGCACCACCATCGCGTGCCGCTTGCACAGGTCGTGGATCTCGTAGTCGGGGAGGGGCATCCAGCTGGTTAGTAATCCCAGCGAACCCTAGGCGCGCCTTTACGGATGCCAAGATGCACGAAGCCACGCGGCGCACCGTACCCCAGCGAGTAGGGCCACTCCTTATCGCACCACGCCTGCACCGCGTTGATGTCGGCGCCCTGGATGTAGAAGTCCACCGCGCCCACGCCGGGCGCGTCATAGAGGTGCTCAGATCCAGAGGCGCCACCCACCAGCTTGTTGATCGCTGCAGGCCGGTAGCCGGAGGTGATTACCACCGGCCGGCCGCCGAACTGCGCGCGGGTGCGCTCCAGAAACTGCGCGATCCGCATGGCGGTGTCGCACTGGTGCTGATGATCGAAGCGGCGGGCCTCCTGATTGAGCGCAAACTCGCCGTAGGTGATGTGCGGCGTCAGCTTGTGGGTGAACGGGCTCTCCGGCGTGAACATCGCGGAGATCGGGCCAGTGGTCTGCCGCTCTCGCCCCCATAGGTCGCCTTCTGCGATGCGGCGCCGCTTGAGGCCAGCCTCCACGTTGGTGCCAGGGTTGCGGTAGAGCAGCAGGGCATCGGGCACACCTGCCCAGTCCTTCTCGCGTAGCCGCTTGCTGATGGTCTCAAAGCCCTTGGCGCCATAGAAGCCGGAGCCGAGGTTGTAGGCAAAGGAGATGAGCGTGCACTTCTGCGCGTCGGTCATCTCGATCCAGTAGGGCACGGAGCTGCGGAGCGTGGCGGCGATCTTGTCCACCTCCAGCCGCAGCAGCATGTCGGCCTCGATGACGTTGATCCGGTCGCCCTTCTTCACCGGCCGGCCGTCGCTGTAGCGCGTGGTCCCGTAGCCGATCGTCCACGGCGCGCCACCGGAGAGCGGATCGGGGTAGGCGTCGAGGTGGCAGCCCTCGAAGTCCTTGATCAGCTTCAGCGCCGCCGCCAGATCCGCCGGCTTGCCGTCTTGGCTCCAAGTCTGAAACCACGCCCGGTCCCGGCGCATGGCTGCGGCGTACCCGTTCAGGGCAAGGTCTTGCTCCAGCTGGGCGATCGCCGCGGCCTGATGCGGCAGGCCCCGGTAGAACCGAAACAGCTGCTCTAGGGTGATCGGCGCGGCGTTGGCCATCTCAGCGGCGCTTTGGAAAAGCGAGCTTGGCGGCTTGGAGCAGCAGCTGGATCCAGCTGTTCGACTTCAGCGGGCTGATGGCAATCAGCTCAGAACCAGCCGCGACGATGATGGCGATCGCGGCGAGGGTCTCAGGGCTCATGGCATCCATGTGAGTGCTCCAAGGTTAGGGGCGCATTTCAAGGGCACGCACGCGCTGGTCCAGCTGCGCCAGCTGCGAGCGCGCGTCAGTCTTCAACTCATCGACGGATTTCGCCAGCTGCACCAGCGTGGCTTCGATCCGTGCGGACTGCACTTGCATTGAAATCAGCAGCGCCCCGATGGCAACCATGCCAGCCGCCAGCGCCGCCGGGAGGGAAGCAGCGAACAGACCGCCGACTGATTTGGGTTCGTCCACCATCGGGGCGCCCTGGCTCGATCACATCGTAACGAGCGGGACCGTTACCAATCCCGGCTGCGTCGGCAAGCGTCTAGCCGCGCCCTTGTCCCCGGAGCTTCTTTCTGCCTCTGCGGCGTGGCCGCGAATGTTGGCCAAATCCCTGGCGTGTGGCCTTGGGAGGCCCCGGCTGATGCTCAATGCGTGAGGTGCCGGTCTTGCTGCGGACTGCCATGCTGGTTACCAAGTAGTAAGTGCGGTCCGCTTCCAGGTATTGGTAGCGGTACAGACGTAGATGTAGTTTGCATCCCAGCAGATCTCACCAGCGGTGCCAGCTGCTGTTGCAGAGGCTGGTGTTTTTGCGGTTCCAACTCTGATGCGATCTCCATTCACCTGAAGTAGAGCACCGCCAGAGTCAGAGGACGTCCCCACTAGCAACCTGCCCTGCGTGTCAATACGAAGTTTCTCGCTAACAGCGTCACGTATTACGAACGGCGCAGGTCCACTGCTTGACCAATTTAAAGACAGTCCCCATAAAGAATTGGTCTGATCTACAAAAAACGAAGTCCTTCGATTGTTGACTCCATCGTTTGTGTAAACGCCAATGCCAGCTATTCCACCTGTTTGTGTGTTATAGATCTGAGGCGTATAAGCGGCGCCCGTGCCATCAATGGCTGCAGGGGCAGTAGCATCGCCAACCTTTAAGGTTGCACCTGTAGTCCCAGCGATATTGACTCTTCCATTGCTATCAACAAACAACCGTCCCGTGCCACCTGTTGACAGTGCCAGTTGGTCTGCACCGGAGTTATAAATGCCGGTGTTTGGATCTGAATCAAACGAAAAAGCAGGAGCTGCTGCAGTCCCGCTTGGGGCGCTTGCTAGCAGCTCAGAGTAAGTAATCTTCTTGTTTTGATTTTCAGGTAAAGCTTCAGAGACATCAATAATCGGCAGCACGTCTGCACTAGCAGGTGCCGTGAGCGCCGGGTATTGCGTGATCTTCTGTGATGCCATGACAATCAGCCCTCAGTAGTGGGGAGTCCCAGCAGTTCTTTGAGTTCAGCCACGGTTAGTCCAGAAGCAGCGAGCTTCTCAGCAGGCGTCAGCTCAGGTGCTGGTTCAGGCGCTGGAACAGGAAGAGGCTCGTTGCCCTCCTCAACCCATGCCAAGTACGCCTGATAGTCGGCGTTGTCAGGGTTGGGAGGAATGAACGCATTATCAGAAAGGCGCTGAATTGTGTCGCCTTGTGTAAGTTGGTAGGTCATGGGTTACAGCTCGATTTGGGCAACAGCTTGACCCTGAAGAAAAGCGCCCGCTGTAGCCGTGGCACAGCTTATAGTCGCCTGTCTTGTTGAGATCCACTGAGCAGTTACAGCACGATCAACTGCTGCACCGTCTCGCCATGTTCCAGTGGCTCCAGTGACAGCGTTGTAAAGCGTAACGCTAGGTTCACTTCTCATGTCAACAGGAAATATAAAGTTAACTTGAGCGACTCCACTAGCAAGTGCCATAGTAGAGATGTTTCCTGCACTTGTCACACCGCCAGGTGCGGCGGTTGTGCTGTAAGTCTTGCAATAGTATCTCTGGCAAAGAGCAAGCTCCTGGGTGTAGCTGCGCCGCTCGAAAGGCGTAGCAACGGAGCCGACTTCTAACTGAACACCAGAGATGTATGCATCATTGGTGTTCAATGCCATCAGGTTCGTCTGCGCTGAAGTTGCTGTGTAGTTGCCAGCCTGCCAGCTGCCTGCAGTGGTTTGAAAATTGCTACCAGCAGCGAAAGCAAATCGTACAGTCAGTCCAGCACCTGAATCAGTCAGCCACGTTCCAGAAGTGTCACCAGTGATGCTGATTGTCTTGTACTCCCAGGTGTTAGCCGCGTTGATGGTGTACGTCGCCACATAAGAGCGGGTCGAACCGCTATTGCAGAATGAAACGCAGTAAGTTCCCGTTGTTGTGGAGCGAATCCAGAAAGATAGGGTTATCGTCTTTGCGTTTGCAGTGCCGAAGCCAAGATCTGCAACATTGAACCCCTCAATCAGTTGATTGATGCCGACAAATTCAGTGGCAGCAATAGACGTATCGGCCGTGGTTACGTCTAGGTACAAAGAATGCGTAAACCCGACGGGTGCAGTGGCTGTGCTACCAGCAAGAGAGACAGCCCCTGTTGAAAGAATTCCTAACGACCAGCGATCTACTCCAAAAGCCCCGGTTGTCGTCGCTGCTGTCGTTCGCTGGTTGATCCGCATGTCACCGTTGATGATGCGGTTGCGAGCACCAGCAAGCTGACCGCCGTTCAGGTTTTTGACCCGCACCTCATCGGTGCCAGCATCAACCACAAACAGGTTGGGCTCGGTGTCGCCCTCAATCCTGAAGTCAACGTCTGCGCCGGTGTCGTTGACGACCACCTCCGTGGAGCCGTTGAAGTTGATGCGCTGCACGCCAGCAGTGGCCACACCAACCTGATCAACGCCAGGGCTGTAGACGCCAGTGTCGGTGCCGCTGTCCTTGAAGTACAGCGAAGGCGCAGCAGCCGTGCCGTTCTCTAGGGCGATGGTGGTCCATTCACCGTCCAGCTGGAACAGCGTGATCCAGGCACTGTTCGCGGCATTGCGCTGCTTCAGCACGCCAGCCGTCGTATCAGCCCAGAACTGGTAGGCGTAGGTGGTACTTGGCTCAACCGCTCCGCTGTTCTGGCTGACGATTGCTGCCAGCGCGTTGTTCAGGTCTTGCCGGAAGGCAGCACCCGACTGGTTAGAGATGATGTAGTCGTGCTGAGCCATGCTTTAGATCTCCTTTCCGAAGCCCACGGCGGTGTAGGTGAAGTTTCGGCTGACGGCAGTGCCGCCGGCGTTCCTGAAAACCACGTCGAAGCCGGTGCGGGTCACGTTGGTGATCTGGAAGTAGTCTCCAGTGCCCATGTTATAGGCTGTCAACCCGATCGCCGGCGCGGCGTAGAAGTTGCTTGCAAATGCAGCGGAGTAGGTGGCTGCGGCGGTTGTCAGCGTTCCAGACTGCTCCACCCGCTGCTGCAGTTCCAGCTCAGCGCCCAGCTCTTCGATCACGATGTTCTGGTTGGGGTCGCTGCTGGTAGCGATCATCTTGAACTGGAAGCCTCGGCCACGCACGATCGCGTTGCTGAACTCGTTCCAGTCCGACCACGTTGGGGATGCGGATGGGTTGGTCAGCGTGCTGCGAACGTAGAGGGTGGCGTTGACGGCATCGAGGTTGGTCTCGTCGATCTCCGGCCAGTCGTCGATCAAGCCCACCTTGTCATCCCACAATGCAGCAGGCAGGTAGGGGCGTGTAACGAAGCGGCGGCGCATGTTGACATCAAACACGCCGCCCATGTCCCAGGTGCTGCCGAACTCGTACTCACCAACAGGATCAACGCCGCCCACGCTGTCGATCGAAGCCAAGCTGTCCCAGTCGCCGGGATCTGCCTCCGCGAGGATCGGGTTGCCGTTTTCATCGAGGATCGGGTCGCCAGCTTCGTCAATCAGCGGGCTGCCAGGTACGACATCCGGCGCCATGTCGTCTACATAGATGCCGCTGGCGATGATCAGGCCATCCAGCTGGTCGCTGTAGAACATGTCCGTGACGTTGCCTGAGAACGGCGGCGTCCCCTGATCCTCTGCGTAGGTCTTGATCAGCAGGCGCGGCTGCGGCGTCGGCAGATCCACAACAGCGGTGCTTGCCGTCACGGAGCGGTTGCCGGTGTCGTCCTCAAACTTGAGCAGGTAAGTGCCCTCCAGCAGCGGCACCTGCTTCTGCGTCTGACTGCCAGATGCTGCCGCGACGATCTCTTGACTCTCCTCCCACAACGCGCCAACTGTTGCCACGTTGTGCCTGATCAGCACCTTGCCGCCGAGTAGCACGTCAAGCTCGGTTGATCGCTCCCAGCTCAGGATGGCGCTGGCATCATCAATCGACACCAGGGAGAGGATGCTGACATTGCCCGGTGGCGCCGTCTTGCCAAATGCTTGAAATGTCAGAGCCGCAGGCAGGGTGGACTGACGAAGCGCCGAGTTGACGCTGTAGACCTGGATCTCATAGGTGACGTTGGTGGAGTCAAGGATCTCGTAGTCAAGGCGGTTGACGACATCCCAAGTCCAGTTGCCATCCTGTTCGCGCCAGCCAACGCGGAACTGGTTGATACCTGTAGGTGGCACCCAGCTGATCTGAACCTTTGACCGCGCCTTGCCGTTGTCCTCAAACAGCAGCTCCTTTGCTGCCAGGTTGGTCGGCGGTGGCGGGATGACGTTCAGATCGGTGATGTCCCGATCCGTCAGTGGCAGGTCGCGCTCGATGTAGTTGTATTTGGAAGCGTTGTAAGCGACAGCGGAGACGACATACTGAGCCGACTCCTCCTCGACCACGCTGATCACCCGCCACGTTGAGGTTTGGACGTTGGAGCTCTGGTAGACCCAGATGCTGTTTGCGTTCGGTGCAGTAGTGAAAGGTGAGGTGAGCGTGCAGACCGATGATGCAATGGATGCGATGTTCTTGGTCTGAACGGTTCCGTCCGGCATGATCACCGACAGCGAGCCGCCGGCTGCCGTGAGCCCGGTTGCATCGTCGAGGGTGACTGTGGTGATGGTGGCGGCCATGATGCGCCCACCGCGGCGTGAGCCGGCCTTTACCGGGTCACTGATCTCGATGATCTGGCCGGGCCTGACCACGACGCCAGCGTCGATCGACGCCGTGAAGTTCACCGTCTCGGACTCGTACTCCTCGGTGTAGAGCAGCCACTCACCCACGCGGTGCGCCTGACCGCGTGACGTGCAGGCAAAGGCTTCGATTTGAGTCGTGATCGAGCCGTACTTCTTGACCGCAGCAGTGTTCTCCACCACCTCGTACTCGGTCTGCCTAGTGTCGAGATTGAACCAGCTGACGACGGCAACGTTGGGGCGCGTCTTGAGGCTGCCGCCTTGATAGGTGAACCCTTCCTCTGAAACGTTTGCAGCAGTGAACAGGTAAGAGGTGTCGGTCGGTCTGTCTTGACTGACCGTAAGCGTTCCGGTGCTCCAGTAGGGCATTGCCCGGAACACTGAACACATGTTGTTGATCAGCTTGTAGGCATCTTCCTGCGTCTGAATGTTGACGTTGCAGCTGAATCGGGGCTCGTAGCCGCCATAGCCGTCAAGCACAAGTGCGGAGCAGTACGCGCTGGCTGCATAGAAGGCCCACTTATCCAGCTGCGCGTCCTTGATGTGATCACCAAACCCGTAACGGGTGGAGGTCAGCAGATCCCACAAGATCCATGCAGGGTCGCTGCACCACTGCGCTGCGCCAAACGTGCCATTCCAGGCGCCGCTGTAGATCAGCCGGCCATTGTCCTGATCGACTGTCGCATTGCTTGGGATGCGAACCTTAATGCCCCGGATCAGGTAACTGCGAGACGGGATCGAACTGAACTGCTCAGCATCGCACTTCAGCCTGGCTATGGCGCTGTTGGGATAGCGCAGCTTGACGTAGGTGATCTCGGTGTAGCTGGTCCACAAGAAGGCGTTGATCTTCTTGGTGCTGGTTGAGTCTTCCGTGATGCGGCGGACCTTGATCTCTACCGGAAAGGCACCATTGCTGTCGAGGTTGATGATGTAATCGCGCTGGAATTGGTCGGCCGTGCGACCGGATACCGTGTCATCAATCTGCGTTGTATAGCCGCCGCCGTTGTATTGGACATCAATCATCAGGCGAACCGAAGTGCCCTTGATGTCTCCGTCGTCCTGGATCTTTTGAAGCTGCGGAAAGGTGATTGTGACGCGCACAGCGTCAGTGATGGTGGACGTGATTGTCCGAACAATGTCTACGCCGTTCTTTACTTCTACGTTGACCGGCTTCTCGTCGCCAATGTCCTCAGTGCTTGGAAGCGCAGCTTGGTTCTGCGTCCCATAGACATAATCAAGCGTGATGTTTTCAAAGTTGTAAGAGCCGTCGGGGTTCTGAAGAACAGTGTCATCTAGGTAGACCGACTGAGAGCCGTTTTTGAGACCTTGGATCTCGCCTTCACTGAGGAGATCGACGACAGTCGTGAACTGTGTTGAGTTGAGATTGTCCTTTTCTTCCGTTGGCGAACTACTGGAGCTGGAGCCTCCACCACCTGCACCAATTAGGCGAGCGCGGGCTGAAAGGCGATCAGAGCTGAGCGGTCGGTTGGGTTGTGCCATCTCTTAGAGCGCCTTGGTGTCAATGGCAGCAGATACCACGACGGAGCCCACCAGCATCTCGCCATAGACGATCGGCACAGGCACGCCTTCGCGGCTTGTTTGCTGGATGCCGCTGAAGCTGAAGGATTCGGTTGGATCTTGCTCGGACGTGTCAGTGCTTGGCACCGGCATCAACAGCTGCGCCACGCCGCCAAGGACCAGCGAAGCGCCGGCGCCGATCATCAGGCTGACGCCAAGCGCACCGATGCCGGGGATGAACGACAGCGCAATCAGCGCCACGCCAGCTAAGATCTGCCACGTTGAATTGCCGCCAGCACCACCGATCACCGGGATGATCTTGATCTCTTGCTGGCCCGCTGGATCGTGCAGTTCTTCGGCGCTTAGGTCGTATCCGCCAACACTCACGCGATAGTGCTGGTCGGCCATGTGCCTCTCCAGCTCCGGCCAGTTCGTCACCAGAAAGCGGACGGCCTCAGCAGCGGTCGCCACGTCCGCCTCCAGCACCCGCTGACCGAGGAACTTGGCCAGCCTTCCATACACCCGGATCTTCCGCAGCATGGCCTGCCCTAGCCTCCCGCCATTGTAGGCAGCTCTGGATGCCGCAGCCTGCGCCCGGTGCATTTCATCCACCAGCCGCCATAGAGATCGCGGCTGCTCAGCCTGCCTCTGGCGTGGTGCAGAAGCAGCTGATCGCCAATGTAGATGCCGACATGGTTGAGCTGAGCTGAACCGAGGCTCATCAGCAGCGCATCGCCGGGCTGCAGCTGCTCATCCTCCTCCAACTCGCGGAAACCTGCCTCGCGCCAGCAACTGTCAAACATTGGCGCCGCTTCAAACTCGGCAGGTGTCAGCGGCCGCTCCCAATCTGGGAGCTGCAGCCCGTGCTCCGCGTACCAATCCCTCACCAGCGTCCAGCAATCCGTCAGGCCCCAGGACCACTGCCGCCCGATCAGGGGCGCTTTGTAGCCGGTGGGGCGCAGCTCCTCGCTCCATTCGCCGGTCTTCGGGTTGGCAATCCACCAAGGCAGCGCCGATCGTTCGATCGCAACGAGATCAGCCTGACTGGGCACTGCAGGGGTGACCGGATGGCTGTGAAAGACGGCGATAACCTCGCCGGCGTCCTCTGCTGCGGCATAGTCCGCAGGGTCCAGCACGAACTGATCAAGGTCGGTGGCAAGGTTGCGGCAGGGCCAGTAACGCTCTCGACCTTTGACCACAACGACAAGGCCGCACGCCTCGCGTGGATCCTCCGCCTGTGCGTGTTCAAATGCTGCGTCGCGCCAAGTCATGCGTAGTAGGTCCCGATACCAGGGAAGGAGCCGTAGGGAAGCTCATTGTTTTCACCGAACCGAGCCTTGCAGCTGCTGAGCCGCTTGCCGCAGTCATCCTGCGTAGAGCTAAGAACGCCGGTATCGTTCTCATCGAAGTAGACAAGCACCCTCAGATCCGGGTTCAAGGTCAGGTAGACATAGCTGTCCCATGCACCGCCGGCGTTTCCATTGCGGCCTTCATAAAGGCCGTAGTTGATCCAGTGCTGGTAGGCCGTTCCTGTCGTATAGCCAGCATTGGCCACGTCTGGATAAGCGGCAAGGTAGTAGGTGGCGTCAAACGCGCCAGTAGCGTTGAACCACCGGCCTTCATAGATGCCGAAGGCAACGTAGTGAGCCACCAGATTGAAGCTGTATTCGGGGACATAGCCACACTCGGCTGACTTGTAGACCCACTGGCAGATGTTGCTGATGCACTGGCGTTTCGGCGCCTTTACGCCGACAAGATCAAAGACGGCTGCCAGCTCATACTCCACGTAGTTCTTGTTCTCGACCGTCTTGCGGTCGATGTAGTAGATCTCACGCGGGAACTCAGCTGTCGGGTCCGGTGTCCCGTAAGGGTTCACGCCGCCAGGGAAGTTCACCGCATCGAGGTAGCGTGCCAGCGTGCGTATGCGCGACACCTTGGCGCCTTCTAGGCCATTCGGCAGCGTGAGGATGATCGCAGTGATCGTGCTCAGTACATTGCTGCAGCGGATCTTGGGGCGCGGCAGCTGACCGTTTCCGCTGTACTCAAAGCCCTCCGCCTCTACAGGCAGACGCTGATAGGTGTTGCCAGCCCACACCAGCTGCCCGTTACTGTTCAGATTGGTGCCGGCATGGAAGCGATAGGTGTCGTTGACGCCGTGCTGCGTCGTGTTTAGCTCAAGCGTGAACAGCTCGATGATGGCGCTCGGCGCGACCTTCTGAAGCTCAGAAACAGGGACAGCCATCAGGGTTCAAACACCTCGCGGAAGGTGGCCTGGATCTGGTTGTTGTTGCAGTTGCTGAGCGTCACCTGCCACTCCTCGCAGATGTACTTGCCAGCAGTGCCGCGTGGCGGTGTCCAGTCAAACGCCTCCCAACCGCCACGCGCCTCTAGGAAGGCTGCGATGTTGTCGCGCTCCGTATTGGTCCGATTGGCGAACACCAGCGTCCACTCCTTCGGGTCGGAGTGCAGGCCGAACCGGATGCGCTGCTCGTAACCGTCACCAGCCGCAAAGCGGGTGACCAGAGGCTTGCTGTTCTCGGTTGCCTCAAAACTTGGGGTGTAGGTGAAGGTCGCCATCGGTTACGCCGCCAACAGGCCGCCAGGCCGCTTCTGCTTGACCAATTCTGCCTGCACTGCAGAGCTGATGGCGCGTCCTAGGGCCTCGCTCTGGTTGCTGTCGCCTTGAACGCTGCTGCCCTTGGCATCCACGTTCACCACCACGCTGGTGGAGCCGCTGGCACCTGCCACGCCGAGCTTGCCATCCTTGCCACGCTTCAGCGGCATGATCGCCTCCGGGCCAGCCTCGCCCATGAGTCCGGTGTTCATGGCACCGCCGTTGGCGAACTTGAACAGCGTCGGGCTGTTGATGACGCCGCCAGCTGCGAACGGCTGGATGCCGTTGGCGAACGCACCGCCGTTGGCGAAGATGCCGCCGGGGACCAGCTTGGTGGTTGATAGGGCGTTCGTGCCGCTGAGGATACTGCCGCCAGGGAGCAGGCTTTGGATCCACTGCAGAAGCGGAGCAAGGATCAGCAACTGCGTCACCATGCGGGTCATCTCTTCAATCATTGAGGCTGCAAACTGTTTGAAGTCATACGTGCCGGTAGTCGTCAGGCTGACGATGGCGTCCTCAAGTCCCTTAAAAGTGTCCACTGTCAAGGTGCTGATGTTCGATGCCAAGGTCCCGGCGCTTTCCAAGTAAGAACTGATGCCATCACGCAGGCCGGTCATTGCGTTGTTCGCGTTTTCAACTGAGCTGCCCCATTCGGCAGTTTTCAGCGCCGCTTCATAGGCCGCATCACCCAGCTCCTTGTAGGCGTCTTTCAGCGCGTTGGTCTCTTGCACGCCGAGCTTCTGCAGGTCGATCGCGCGCGTCCGCTGGATGTTGGCTGTCTCCTCAACGCTGAGCGCCTTGCTAAGTTCCTGCGCCGCCTCAGCAATCACTACCCGACGCCGCTCCTCATACTCCAGCTGGATCTTCTTGATCGGGTCCGATTCGCGGAGGATTGCCAGCTCGGCCTTCGCCTGGTCCAGCTTCGCCTTGGAGGCTTCTAGGCCGTCTTTGATCTTCTTGGCTTCATCGGCTGCATCCTTGGCCTTCTTGGCTGCGCCGCTACCACCGCCGGACTCCAGCGCGCCTAGGTCAGGGGTGAAGCCAGAGGGAAGGGGAGGGAGGTCAGTCTTGTCTGCACGATTTACTTTCTGTTGCTTACCCATTGCAACTGCGCGACTGTTGGCGCTCTGTACCCACTTGGCGAGGCTCGCTGCATCCTTAAAAACACCAGGTCCCTGCGCTGAACCGCTTAAAAAACCGCGGATCGGAGCGGGAATTGAGTTCCACCAGTCTTGAATCATCTTTGCAGTGCTGGCCAGCGAACTGGCCACGCTGCTCGCCATGTTGCTCCAAGCAGTCGCCCAGCCGCTTTCAGACTTTTTAGCAGCTACCTGTGCAGACTGAGAGGTAGAGCCAAATGCCCATTTGAACTTATCGCTGATCCAAGTCCCCAACTGGTCAAAGTATTTGCCCAATTCATTGAACTTGGCAGCAATGGTGTCACTGCCCGACTTGGCGTAGTCGCCCAGCTTGGTAAATGCTTCTTCAAACCGCTGATCCAGCCAAGTGCACCAGTCGTTTATGTAGGTCCCGAGGGTGTTGAAATACACTGCTGCCTGGTCAGTGCCAGCCTTTGCGCTGCTAGCTAAAACCGTCATTGCCGCGGTGAAATCTTCGGCCACTACCGTGCCGATATTGTCTGCCCAAGCTCTGAAGGTGTCGTTGCTGTCGTAGAGCGCCTTGCTTAGCAAGCCCAGCGCAGCAACACCGGCCAGCGCCCAGCCCCATCCGGGGATCGCCAAGATTGCCGCGCTGAGCCCTTCAATGCCACCCGTGAGCAAGGGCATCACTCCGCCAGCCAGCGCCGTTTGATAGCGCAGGATCTCCAGTCCGTTTGCTGCTGATGCCAGCAGGCCGATGCCGCCTTTGAGTGCGCCCGTGAGCGGTCCCCACGCGATCGCCAGCGTGGCCGCACCAACAGCTGCAGACTTCAGAGGCGCCGGCAGCTCGTTGAACGCAGTCACCGCCACCGTGAGCGCATTGGTTATGCCCTCAAGCGCCGGCAGCAGCGCAATCGTCAGGTCAGCACCAAGCGCACCAACCTTGCCGCTGAGCATTGCCAGCTTGTCGCTGTACTCATCCGCCCTCTGAGCGAACGCCTCGGTCATCTTGACCTTCAGCTTGTCGATCGCATCGCCGCCCATGTTGAGCATCGGGATCAGCTCAGCACCGGACTTGCCAAAGAGACGCAGTGCCAGCGCCGTCTTGACCGCACCGTCAGGCATTTCCTTGAAACGGTTGGCCACCTCCAGCATCACCCGGTCGGCCGACTTGAGGGTGCCATCGGTGTTCTTGACGTTGATGCCGAGCGCCTGGAATGTGGCGACTGACGCCTTGCCGCCCGTAGCGGCATCGAGCATCGCCTTATTGAGCTTGACTAGGCCCTTGCTCACGCCTTCCAAGCTGGTGCCGCTGGTGACCGCAGCCTTCTTAAACCGGGCCAGCGCCTCGACCGATACGCCTGTCGCTTGAGACAGGTCGTACATCACGTTTCCAGCCTCGATGGTGTTCTTCACCATCCCCACCAAGCCCGCTGCGCTGAGCAGGGGTGCCAACGTACCCAGCGCGCCGGATAGGCCAGCTGCAGCGCCTGTCAGGCCACGCATAGCGCCGGTGACGCCTGCGGCCGTAGTGCCCACCTGCTGCAGGCCACGGTTTAGCGAGACGATCTTGTTCTGGCCGTCTACATCCGCCTTGATGCGGAGCATGGCGTCCAAGTTCATCGCCATGGCTCAGCTCTCCTGCCGTGCAATAAAGGCCAGCACCGCGCTCTCCATGATCTGCAGATCCTCCAGCAGCGTGCGGTGGGTGGCCTCCTCTGCAGTCAGTTTAAGAACCCACGCCACAGCCATGTAATCGAGCCCCACAGGTCCGTTCATCCCGGTGCGCCACTGCGTCTGCACACGCAGAAACAGCTCGACCACCTGCCAGTTCTCCTCAAACACCTCGCAGTCTTCTGAGGTGTTGATCGCATCGGGGAGGACGATGCCGAGCACTGCAGCGTCATCCTCCGTGTTGTCTTGCACTCCGCCGCGTGCCCAGTGCTCCGCGGCGTCGATCAGTTTTTTCGCTTCGCTCCGATCAGCGAGTTGATGTAGCCCTCGACCAAGGCGGCAGCCACGCCGGGAACATCCAGCAGCTGCGCCTTGGCCGTCTCGCTGTAGGGAACGTCCTTGCCGCCGTCGTCAGTGATGCCCTTCCAGCCCACCAGCACCTCATCAGCCACCTCCTGATCGGTGGTTGTTTCAGCGCGTGCGGCCTGAATGATCGCGTTGTTTCGCGCCTGCGGGAGGCGTTTGAACTCAGCGTCGAATGTTTGCCGATCGAACCGGCCGCCGTCGATGGGGATCTCGACGGTGACCGGCCAGATGTAGGTGTCGGACTGCTTGAGAACAAACGCCATGCAGGGCTCCTATCAGGTGAAAGCGAGACTCAGCTCATCATTGCCGGCCGTGGTCGGCACCGCAACGTAGGGGATGCTCAGCATCTGCACGCCATCCTGATCCGCGTAGGACGGATTGGAGATGTCGCACTGACCAGCGGTGAAGGTGACACGGTTGCCGGCAGTAGTGCCGTGCAGGAAGGTGAGGTTTCCAGTGGTCTCGGTCTGAGCAATGTTGAAGTAATCCTTCGTCGCCAGCGCCGGAGCCTCGATCAGCACTGTGCCGCTGGGAGCGCGGTTGGTGATCAGAATCTCCTTCGTGCAGCCCACCAGCTCGCGGTAGACCGTCTCATTCGCAATGTCGAAGCTGACCGACTGGAGGCAGCCGGCATAGCTGAAGAACTGGAAGCTGCTGGTATTGCCCTGCTTGAAGATCAGCGGGCTGGCTTGTGCGCTGTAGGTGGTTGTTGGCAGCGCCGTGTCGGTCGGGGCGTTGTAGACGCCAACCATGGTGAAGTCGAGGGTGGGGATTGCTCCCACCTCGGCTGACAGCGTAAAGGTGCCGCGGCAGCCGGTCAGAATGTGGCGGATGCCGTCGTTGTTGAAGTAGATCGTGGCAGAGCTGAAGCTGCTGCTGACCGGCGCGTAGGTCACGCTGGTGCTGGCCACGATCGTCTCAGACAGGCCGCAGGCTTGGAGCAGAGCGCCGTAGCGGGGGGCAGTTCCTGCAGTGCCGGAACCTGCCAGCTCCACTTGAAAGGTGATGCTCACGCGGGTGTTCGCCAGCAGCTGCGGGCTGTTGCCCAGATAGTTGCGGATCAGATCACGGCTGACGACATCAGCCTCGATCGGGGTGATCTCCAGGTTGCGTACCAGCAGGGCATCAGTTCCGGCAGGGGTGCTGTCGGTGCCGTAGGTGCTTTCCTTCTTAACCTGGATGAGTCTCTTGCGTGTCAGAGCCATCGCTCTCTACCTCTGTTGGGGGTTGTGAGGGATTGGCCGGCTCTGTCCGCTCGATGAGCTTCCGTTTGCCGGTTTTCGGGTCCAGCAGGTAGGTCCCGCCTTGCCCGTGGTATTCGTCCACCATCGTAGCCATCACGCTGTTGCCAGATTAGTCACACTGGTGCGATAGCGGATCAAATAGTCGCAGCTGATCACGCCAGCCGGTTGATCCGCTTCCACCATCTCAAAGTTCACACTGACCGGCTGGATGTCGATCGCGTAGCCGCCCAGCGTCAGGTCTGCCATCAGCTTCCCGTGCATGTCTTCCACGATCGGGTCTGCTTGCTGATCAGGGATCGCACCGCGAACGATCACAGCCACCCGCACCGTCAGGCTCCAGTCCAGCGTGGGCAAGCTGGTGTTCTGCTCCGCCTGATCCTGCACCGGCTCCACCACGATTGCCGGGCTCTCTGCCCGTGCCATCGGCTCCACACGGCTGCGGTAGATCCGCGTGCCGACGCCAGCGGTGCCGGTGAGCGCCGTGCGTACTGCGGCAAGAATGGTCTCGCGGCGTGTCGTCATACCTTCTGGAGCCCTATCTCCACGAAAGCACCATCATCGAGCTGGCGCGTCTCGCGCACCTGATAGTTGACACCCGCCACGGCGATCGGGTCGCCGTATTTCAAACCGCCAAAATCGGCAAAGCGTGCGGTCAGCGTGTAGTCGGTGCTCAGCACCATCTCGCCGGCCAGCACCTGCGTCGGCATGTCGAGGATGCCAAGCGCCGTCACAGCGCCAGCCGTGCAGCTGATGCCGAAGTCATTCAGGAAGACGCCCAGATCTTCAGTCAGCGCCATCGACCTTCACCTTGCGCGCGCGCGGCTTGGGCTCCTCAGCAGGGGCATCAACAGCGCGCCCCATACGGAGCAGCTGCTGGGCCACCTCAGTGTCCAGCTCATACACTTTGCCAGCCTCAAGGAATGAACCTTGAGCGGCGCAGTCGCTTGAGATCAGAACCTTCATCGAAAAAAAAGGGGGGCGGTTGCCCGCCCCCGTCTCCTATCAGGTGGTGATGTCGAGGATGGCAGCGAAGCTCTTGGGATCGCGCACAGCCACGTCGTAGGTGACGATGCCACGAACGCTGGTCAGAGCCTTGGCGAAGTCATCGCTCTCCTCGCCCACGGTGATCTCGAGGCCATTGCCCCAGAAGCCCACCATGGCCTGCGAGAAGTCACCCATCACCAGAGCGGAGCAGACGCCGCTGCTGGTGCCCTTGGTCAGGTTGCTGGGAACCTGGTTGGTCAGGGCAAGAGGGTAGCCGTTCAGGTTGGCGGGGGTAGGACCGCGGCCGATGGCGTTCAGCTGATCGTTGACCAGGAACGGACCATCGCCGGTGGTGGAGCCGCCAGCGCGCAGCTTCTTCAGAGCAGCGGAGACCTTGTAGTTGGTGAGGTAGGCCACGTTGGAGGCGTTCACCACACCGTTGGCCTGCATCACTGCAGACTCAAGATCCACCACCTTCTCGACGGTGATCGCGCCACCGTTGGTGCCCATGGCCACCGAGCCAATGCCGGAGGTCTGCATGATGCCGGTGGGTTGGCCGCTGGAGCCAGAACCGTTGAGGATACCCAGGTCGATGGCGAGGTTGATGCCATCGGTCAGGTCACGGCGCACCAGCTGCTCGATGCCAGGAGTGCCCTGCAGCAGGGTCTGGCGGCTGTACTTGGACAGAGCGGCCAGGTTCTTGGGGCTCATGGTCACCTGGTCGAAGGTGCTCTCCGACTGGGTGATCGCGGTGGTCTGAGTGCTCAGGTAGTAGGTCGAAGCCACACCGGAGCGGCGGGGGATCGCCACGTTGCCCACGAGGCCAGGCATGGTGCGAACACCAAGCTGGAGCATCAGGGCGTTGTTCCGCAGGAACTCGATGAACTCATCGGCCATCAGGTCGGTGGCAACGAGGTTGCCGCCGGTAGTAGCGCCAGAGGTCACATAGGTGGCACGCTGGCCGCCCAGTGCAGAGAAGGGAACGAAGAAGCTGCGCTCAGTGGTCTTGCTGATGCCAGACTTCTCCACCTCGCGGGACAGCTCACGCACCAGACCAGCCTCGCGGGAGGACCAGTCGCCGGTCAGCATTGCGCGGATACCAGCGGTCAAGCTGTAAGCAGCGCGCTCATCGGATGCCATCTCCACAGGGGCGACGGTCTCCACAGGCTTGGCGCCCAGCTTGTCGAGCACAGCAGAGCGGGCCTCATCGAGGCTGCGGCCGGACTCGATCAGCTGGCGACCAAGATCGGCCATGCCGTGCTTCTCAGTCAATGCAGTGATGCCGGCAATGCGGGCGCGCTCGGCTTTTGCAGCCTCAGCAGCCGCTTCAGCCCGCACCGCCGAGATGTCGGGGGTGTTTTCCATCTGGGAAACCTCAGTTTCTATTGGTTGAGGGGGTGTTGATGCGGCTGGGGCCGCAAGTTCGGAATCAAGCTTGCGCCCGAATCCAGTTTGGTGGGGGTCCGCAGGTATGCTAACAACGCTGATTTCGTACGGACTCCAGCGAGTTGCCACGAAATCTTCGCCGCGCTGCTCCATGTCGTTGATCTGGTAACCAACAGACACGTTGCGCATAACTCCGTCACGCACATCAGCCAGCACCTCCTGCGCAAAGGAGTTGCGGCTGAACTTTACGCGAGCAAAGCCGCGCTTGCTTTTGCTGTCGATCCAGGCACGCTCGACCACGCCAATGACCTTGTTGGGGTCATGGTTAAACAGCAGGGGTGCTGCGTCGTTCAAACGTGCAAGGTCAACTGCCTCACGGGTGTGAGCCAGCACCTCATTCCCGAAATAACGGGCGACGGGGTACTCGCTAGAGAAGGGGAACTCAATCGAACGCTCGTCTTCGCTGACCGTGAAGTCAGCTACCTCGGCGCGCTTCAATAGCTGCCCTTCAAGATCACGCGATAGGTCCATCGGTGTCCTCGGTGTTGTCCTGTCCATTATCGGTGGCGTCTGCCTCAGCAACGTCCGCAGCCTCAGCGGCAGTCTCTACCGGCTCCATTGCAGGATCTTCCATCGCCTCGTGTTCGTTCTCTGGGTTGGTGTCGAAGTAGAGGTCCAGCTCCTCGGCACGATCCACCTCGGCCTTGCGCGCCAGCAGCAGCTCCTCAAGGTCGCCGCCTTGCTCGGCCACCACATCCGCCTGCGTCTTGAACCCGCAGCGCACGGCGTCTTTGTACGCCTGCACCTCCTTGGCCGGATCCACCCACGCCCAGCCGCGCGGCATCCACCGCACACGCCGGTAACGATCAGGATCAGTCTCGTAGGCCGGCAGGTTCAGCGCACCGCCGAGCACCGCCATCTCCAGCCATGCCTCAAACACCGGCCGGTGGAAGTTCTCGATCATGTACTGCTGCAGCGCCTTCCAGTTCTCGCGGTCCTCCAGCAGGCTCAGCCGGCTGCTGCTGTAGTTCGTCTGGCTGAAGTCACGGCTCACAGTCTCGTAACTGCAGCCCAGGCCGGCAGCCATCGCGCGCAGCATCGCCCGCAGGAACGGCTCCAGCTGGCCGTCCGGTGCATCGAGCTGCGGCACCGTCACGCTCTCACCCGGTGCCAGGTACTTGAACACGCCGGGCTCGAAGTTGCTGACCCGTTCGTTGTCGTAGATCTCATCACCCAGCAGCTCGCCCTCAGGGCTGGTGATGAAACCCATCAGGCTGCTACTCGCACGCGCGCGCACCACCTCGGCCTGCTCATAGCCCTGCAGCATGTGCAGCCGCTGGATTGCACTTGCCAGCCAGGGCACACCGCGGGTCTGGCCGGGGCGGTCCTGCAGGTACAGGTGCAGCACCTCAGCAGCAGGCACCAGCCGATGCCGTGCCGTGGTGCTCGGTCCAAACGTCGAGTCGCCGGGGTGCTTCGTCAGGAACGCATACTGCACCGGCCGCCCCCAGCGGTTCAGCTCGATGCCCATCCGCCATTCGTTGCCCTCGATCGTGCTGGCGCCTGTGTAGTTGTCATCCAGCAGATCGCTCTCGATGATCTCCAGCGCGAACGGCACCCGGCTGTTGCCGAACGGCTGGCGGATCATCCGCACAAACACCTCGCCGGACTCCGCCATTGCGCCGACAAGCAATCTTTCGATGTCGGTGAAGCTCAACCGGCCAGCAGTGTGGCAGCTGTCCTTGCGCCCCCAGTCAGACCACGCCAGCTCGATCGCATCGTTGACAGCCTGATCCAGCCGGCCACCGCCGCGCTGCATCCGCACCTGCGCCTGCATCTTGATGCCGGTGCCAATCACGTTGTTCCGCACCGCACGGATCGCCTGGCGCGCGTAGTCGTTGTCACGCACCAGCTGGCGCGAGCGGTTCCGCAGCCGGGGCAGGCTGCCCTTGATCTCAGCATCGGCGCTGGTGCCGCCGGTCACCCAGTCGCTCGTCAACCGGCTGACGCGCGCGCCCTCATACATCCGGCGCCGTGGTGCTGGCACCGGGTCAGTGCCCCGCTGCAGCCAGCCAAGGATTGAGGATCGGATGCCCATCAGAAGCGCACGAATAGGTTGTGCGGGTTGCCAAGCCCATTGGCGTGCAGCTGGGCTGCCTGCTCACGCTTGACCGCTGCCTTCAGGGTACTTTCAAACGCCAGTAGGTCATTCAGCTCCATCTTCTTCAGACGCCGGCTGCCGATGCTGTACTCAGCAACAGCGCCGCCCGAGATCATCGCGCGGATCGCAGCCTGCACAGCGTCGAGATCTTTCTGCGCCTGCGTGCGGCCATCAAACGCCGAAGGATTGCCGGCGTAGCTCATGCCGGCCAGCACCGTCAGCTGACCAGCGCCCAGCGTGATGTGCTCGCCGCTCTTGGTGGCTTCCGCCTGCCAGTACCAAGTGCCGGCATCGAACCCGGTGCTGGTGGCCTGCGAGATCGTGAACTCCCAGCCGGTGCCGTAGGCCGTGCCCACCACCGTCGCGCCTTCGTTGTTCTTGTCGAACCGCAGGTAGTAGGTCAGCGTCCAGCTGCTGCTGTCGATCGCGTTGCCAAACACATCGCGGCTGGCGACATCGCGCCACTTCACCGTGTCACCGGCTCTGATTTCGGCAGGGATGTTCACGGCCTCACCAGCTGTTGACGAACGCCGACGCCGCGGCTCCACCCGATCTTAGGCGCGGCTTTGCAGGCTTCGCATCTCCGTTCTCCAGACGCTTCTCCAGCTGATCCCAGATCGTTCTCCGGTCGTACCGCTGGTACATCAGATTTAATGCCGCGTAGGCATAGACCATGCAGTCCAGCGCTTCGTTGCGCGCACTTGGTTTCTTCACCCATTCCCGCACTGGGAAGCCGCCACGGTTGTAGCGCAGCACCTGCTTCTCCGCCGTCAGCTGCTCGAAATACTCAGCCGTCGCCTTCATGTGGAAGTGCAGGTAACCGCTGCCCGGCTCGTTGTGCTTCAGCCTGCCGAACAGCGTCGTCTTCACCGTGTCGCCACCCACGGGGTAGACCAGCGCGCCCCGCTTCAGCGTCTTGCCCCGGTAGTTCACGTCCACCTTGCCGGGCTTGCCGATCGGCGGCTTGTTGCGCTGGCTCTGGCCCTTGATCGCCACCACGCCCTGCCGGCCGCGCTCGCGCGCGTACTGGTAAACCTCCGCCGTGAAGTGGCCGCCGGAGTCAATCGCCACCACATCCGGCCGCAGCTTGCCGACCAGCGCGTGCGGCCATTCCCGCAGCACCACCTCATCCAGCTGTTTCCACAGCTCCGGCCGCGACGGATCGCCATAGATCTCCTGGTGATCCACCAGCCAGCCTTCCTCCTCGCGCCCCCAGCTCCACACGCTCACGGCCAAGCGGTTGTCCTGCACGTCCACGCCCACCGTCAGCGCCAGCGCAGCCTCCGGCAGCACGCCCGGCTCGTAGTGCTCGCACCGCTCCAGCAGGCCATCGGCGCTCACCTTGCTGGCGTAGTCCTCCTCCCAGGTCTCGCCCAGCACTGTGTTCACCCACGTCTTGAGGCGCGGTGCATCGCCCTTGGCGCGCAGGAAATCCTCGACGACTTCCTCCCAGCTCTTCCAGCCCAGCGGGCTGTAGAGCGATGAGATGTGGAACCCTGCCGTCTTGCCATCGCCCGGCGCCGTCGCCCGCCACTCTCCGGCCGTCAGCATCCGCGTCTTGTGGCTTTCTGAGAACCGCTCGCCACACGCCTCGCATTCATACTGCACCGTGCTCGGCTCGTTGTCCTGGTACTTGAGCTGCGCCCACTTCAGCCACTGCATCTCCCCGCAGCAGGGGCAGGGGACAAAGAACCGCCGCTGATCACTCAGCAGATACTCAGCCTCGATCCGGCTGAAGTCCTTCACCGTTGGCGTCGAGGTCATGAAGATCTTGCGCCGGCTGAACGTCGTGCTCCGCCGCTCGGCCAGCGTCACCGGGTCGCCCTCGCCATCCACATCCCCAGGGAACGCATCAACCTCATCGAGGAAGATGTACCGGCAAGGCGTTGAGCGCAGTCCCGTTGCGCTGTTCGCACCAGTCAGGATCATCATCCCGCCGGGGAACTCCTTGCTGAACATCGTGTTCCCGGAGTCCCGGCTGCGCGCTGGCGCGATCTTCTCCGACAGCACCGGCGTCTCGGTGATGAGGCTCTCCAGCCGCTGCTTGCTCAACCGCTTCGCCATGTCCACGGTCGGCTGCACCATCAGCATCGGACCGGGCGCGTGGTCGATCACATAGCCCAGCCAGTTGGCGCCGCCCTCCGTCTTGCCAAGCTGCGCGCCAGCCATCAGCACCACCCGCTGCACCGGGCTGGTCGTGCTCAGGCAGTCCATCACCTCGCGCAGGTAAGGCGTGCGGTCCGTGCGCCACGGGCCAGGCTCCGCCGACGCCTTCCCTGACAGCACGCGGTGCGCGTCCGCCCACTGGCTCACCGTGAGATCGGCCTCAAACCGCAGCGCCTCCCGGCAGACCTGCAGCAGATCATCAATCGCTGATGGCACCGCTCAGGCCCTCCAGGGCTTGCCCGATCTCCTTCAGCAGCATCGCGTGGATCTTTGCTTGATCGGTCTCGGCCGCCACGATAGGTGCCACCCGGTCCGGGATCGTCCGCAGCGCATCGCGCACCGCCATGTGGAGCTTGGCCAGCTTCATCTTCAGCTCGGCCTTGTCCACCAGCTTGCCGCTTCGCTGGTCGAACTCCAGTCGCGTCAGCCGCGCCGCATACGCCTCGCGGATCGCCCGCGACTGCGCAAAGGACGGGATGGCGGCAGCCTGGTTCTGCTGCTGCACCAGCGCCTGGTCGATCGACGGCGCACCACCTCGGCCGCCACGATCGGGCGCCTTGGCAGCCGCCACTTGGCGGTCCAGCTCCTGCGCGTCAGCCACGATCCACTTGCGGCCTTCCTTCCGCAGCGCGTCAGTGCTGAACCGGCCTTGCCCAGCCCACTTGCTGAGCTGCGTGTATTCAACCCCGCGGTCTTGCGCGTACTGCAGCAGGTTCATGCGTCAGCCGGGAACGGCTCGCCGCTCCCCTCCAGCTTGGCCGTCTTGCCCGTGAACTGCTGCCACCGCTTTACGATCACGTCGCAGTAGCGCGGGTCTAGCTCCATCAGACGCGCCTGGCGGCCAGCCTTCTGCGCCGCAATCACCGTCGTGCCCGAACCGCCAAAGAGATCCAGCACCACCCAGCCCTTCTTGCTGCTGTTCTCCAGCTGGTACTGGAAAAGCTCCACCGGCTTCATCGTCGGGTGCTCCCCGTTGCGGCTGGGCCGGTTGAAGTCCAGCACCGTGGTCTGCGAGCGGTCGCTGCCCCAGTAGTGCCCAGCACCTTCCTTCCATCCGTACAGGCAGGGCTCGTGCTTCCACTGGTAGTCCTGCCTGCCCAGCACCAGGCTGTTCTTGTTCCAGATCAGGCACTGCCGGATCTGCCAGCCGACGTCGTGGGCCGCACCACGGAAGTTGTAGCCCTCGCTGTCGGCATGCCAGATGTAGAACACCGCGCCGGGCTTCATCACCACATCCGCCGCCGTGTAGACGTCGCGCAGGAACTGGCGAAAGTCCTCGTCGCCCATCGAGTCGTTCTGGATCGTCAGCGCATCAGCGGTCTTGCCCTCGTAGGCCACGTTGTACGGCGGGTCCGTCAGCAGCAGGTCAGCCTTCGCCCCCGCCATCAGCTTCTCCACCTCCGCAATTGATGTGCTGTCTCCGCACATCACCCGATGCTTTCCCAGCAGCCACACATCCCCCGGCTTCGTCACCGGCTCCTCGGGCACCTCAGGTGCCGCGTCCTCATCCGCACCCTCCGGCGGCAGCTCCTCAATGTCCGGCAGCAGGTCCGCCAGCTCGTCATCGCTGAAGCCGATCAGGCTCAGGTCAAACTCCTGCTCCGCCAGATCCTGCAGCTCCGCACGCAGCAGGTCCGTGTCCCACCCAGCGTTCAGCGCCAGCTGGTTGTCAGCAAGGATGTAAGCCTTGCGCTGGCGGTCGCTCAGGTGGTCGAGCACCACCACCGGCACCGTCTTCAGCCCCAGCTCCCGCGCAGCCTCCAGCCGGCCATGCCCGGCAATGATCCCATCGCTGCTGTCCACCAGGATCGGGTTGGTGAACCCGAACTCCACAATCGACGCAGCGATCTGCGCCACCTGTTCCGTGCTGTGTGTCCTTGCGTTGCGTTCGTAAGGCCTTAGCCGCTCTACCGGCCAAAGCTCGATCCGCTTTGCCATCGCAATCGTGAGGCTGGGATCTGCTGTCATGCGTTGTTGCGAACCGTTCTCAGTTGGGCGATTTGATTTTTCTCACGCTAGCCAAAAGCCGCGCGCGCGAAATACCCACGTCAGATTCCCCCGGAAGGACCCGCAGCGGCCTCAGCGTGCCGTGGCAAGGGCTTTCTCCAGGCTGCTCTGCAAGTAGCCACCGAAGCGGCGCTGCACGGCCTTGCTGCCGATCTCTGCCATGGGCAGGCGTGGCCTGTAGCTGCCGCGGTCGGTGGTGGCGATGAAGTAGGGGAACAGCTGCTCGCGTGAGCGGCGATAGATGCCGGGTGGCAGGCCGGGGTTGTTGCGTGGCTGACCGATGAAGAAGCCACCGCGTACTTTGCCGCTCAGGCCGGCTTGGATGCGCTTGATGGTGCTCAGGCTGACATTGCCCGAGCCATCCAGCTTGACCAGCGAGGTGGGCACCAGCTGGGCATTGGAGGGGATGGTGCGGGTGCCAACGATCTCAGCAAGGAACTTCTTCTCGAAGCCCTTCTGCCGGCGCTCACCGCCTTGGATGCCATAGCGCAGGTAGCGCGCACGATCGCGGCCTTGCTGTGCGTTGGCATAGACGATCGCCTCAAGCTCCCGCTTGTTGGTCTTCTGGACCAAAAAGGCGGACTGGGTGAAGCGGTTGGGCCTGTCGAAGTATTGGCTGGTTGAGCCGTTGAGTGCCGTGCGTGCGTCGAAGGCTGAGGCGTTGAGCGCCTGGCTGATGGCGAAGGGGAGCTGCTTGGTCATGGCATCCGTCCAGCGGATCGCCTTGGGCAGCTCGGATTGGATGTCGAGGGTGATGGTCGCCATGCGCCAAGGGTAGGGACGGCGCAGGGGGAGCACCATCCCAGAAGCGTGAGTTAGCGGGAACCCTCCCACTCAGCAGCCGCAGCATCGAGGGCCTCATAAGCCTCGCTGCAGGCATTGAGGCAGGCCATCTGCAGGGTGACCGATCCATGGCTCATGGCCATGGGGTCATCCTTCATCCAGCGGCAGGCGTCGATGAAGTCGCGGGCAAGATCGCCCACGTCGTCGCTGCGCTCTTGCTGCGCCTTGAGCCAGGCGCCAAAGGTCTTGGGCATGTCAGGTGTCCGGGTAAGGGCTGGACGAGACCAAGCTAGCAGGGCTGAAGCCAAGTCGGAGGCAAGAGCCCAGTGTTTGCGGGGGTGAAAGCAAAAGAGGCAAAAAGGCACTCTCTTTTACACACATGTATAGATTCTCCCTTACCCCCATGTATGTGTGATGTGTAGGGGGATTAGGCTTCAGGTAATGATTGCAAGGGGTTTGGCCTTCGATTTGGCTACGGGTTTCCGCTCGCCAGAAGGCAAGTTGGCTTCGCATCAGCTCAGCCGATCGTCGGAGGCAAACGCACGCCAATGACCGTGGCGGCTCTTGTCTTCGGGTCTTTCTCGACCTTCAGCTCGGGAAACACGGCCATCAGGCGCGGCACCAGCAGCCTCGATGCCTTCACAGGTGGATCGTTGGGCGGGTCGATCACCCAGCGGCCGTTGCTGTCCTTGAAGCCCTCGGCCGCGTACCAGTCGCACAGATGCAGCCAAACGTGTAGGAGTGGGGTCTTGGCGCCGTCCTCCCATTGCAGGCCAACCTCATCGCAGAAGTCCCAGAGGTGGCTGCCCTTGCGACGAACTGCGCGCATGGCCGCGCGCCCGGTCTCGTAGTCGATGCCGTGCTCCACCGACAGCTGGAGCCCTTCAAGCAGCCAGTTCAGGAAGGCCGGGCAGATGTGGCGATGGATGAACTCAGGGTCATCCTTAAGGCGCGGATCAGCCTTCAGGTGCTCAGGCCTGGTCGGCACCGACATGTAGGTGCGGTTGAACTGGAAGACGTGGAAGCGGGTCTCGATAGCGGCCTGCTCACCAGTGAGGGATGGCTCCTTGTTGAGGTTGAAGACGAACAGGCAGTTAGGAACGAAGTTGGCCTCTTGGATACCCTTCACCTCCCATGCCAGCTCCTCGCCTGAGATGGCGCTTTTGAGGGCCTGCAGGCTGTCGATGTGAACGAACTGGCTGTTCTCAGATGACCAGTTGATCGAGGCATCACGCAAAGGCGCGATGGGAAACTTCCGGCCTTGGTCGTACTGGCGGAAATCAGCGAGTGTGCAGGAGCTGAAGTTGCGAGCGCCGAGCGTGTCGCGCAGGGCAGTGCGGATGGTGTCCTTGCCGTTGGAGCCTGAGCCGATCATGAGCATGGCTCTGGGGCGGCCGCGTGTGGCGCGGTATTTGGCGAGGTCCAGCGATGAGCCAAGGATGCGCTGGAGGGTGTCCTGATCGGATGCCTCGACGGCCTCTAAAAGGCGCAGCATGTGCTGCGGATCAGCATCGGGGTCGTAGTCGTAGCCGGTGACATAGGTGAAGGGCACATCAGGGTCGTGCGGGCTGAACTCTTGGATGAAGCGCCCGTCCTGCCATGACCAGCTGACGACACCATTGCGGCAGTTGATGGCGTTGGGTGGGTTGACTTCTGTTGTGCCGAGCTTGGCGCGCATCCATGCGAGGGACTCCGCGACATAGCGTGGCCTGCCCCATGGGTGGATGTGCTCGCCTTCCTTGCGTTCAAGCGTGTGGAGCTGCTGTAGGAAATGCGCCAACAGCGGGCTGAGCCGCTCATCAGGCACCGGCTCGTAGTGAGTGCCGTTCCACTTGTGGAGGATGTTGTCGTGGCAGATCCAGCGCGTTTCAGGAAGACCGAAGACGCCCTGCTCAATCAAGGGCAGGTAGTCAGCGTTCTTGGTCTCTAGGAACAGCTGAAGGGCCTGCGTTACTTCAGCGACAGGAGGCTGCGGGGCAGGGACAGGCTGCACGGGTTGCGGCAGCTGCTGTCTGCGCTGCTGGCGTGCCTGGCGGTTGAGGTGATAGCGCAGGCGATCGGGCCAGCCTTTATCTGCCACGCGCGGCTGCTCTGCTGCGCTGCGGTAACAGGTGAGCGCCTCGCGTTGATCTAGAGGCGGAGAGCAGCGAGCGGCAAAGGCAAGCACCACTTGCTCGGGCGTGCCGTTAATGGCCAGGCCAGCAGCTTGAGCTGCATCAACGACGGCTAGGGAGACAGCGGCAAGGCGAAAGCAGTCCTCATTCCGGCTGCCTTCGGCGGTGCCATTCTCGGCCAGCTGCTGCAGCTCCTTAGGCAGCAGATCCTCCAGTGCGATGGCATCGGGCAGTAGAGCTGTCGTTGGTATTGGAGCCGGCTGCTGCGGTTCGGGCTCTGGTAGGCACGCCTCGATCTGCTCGACGTTGTAGGTCTGCTCTGAGCAGCTGACGATGGATGCAAGCTCGCCAAGGCTGCCATCTGGCCGGACGTGATAGGTGCCGGGCAGGCGCATGACGCGCGAGGGGTTCTTGAGTGCTCGATCGGCATCTGCGTGATCGAGCAGGCGCTTCTGAAGGATGCGCCAATGCTGCGGGCTGATCGGATCCGTGAGCACCCAGTAGCAGTGGATGGACTTGCCGCCGGTATCGACCTGGATGGTCGGTTCAGGCAGGCCCAGCTCCTGCCATGCATTGAGCTGCCAATCCTTTGGGCGATCGTCCCATTCGCAGAAGAAGGCGCGGCAGCCTGTGATCTCGGCGTCGGTATCGCCGCCGTCATTGATGACGACATAGACGCCGCGGCCTTCGGCCTGCCACTCCTCGACGACATTGCGGGATGGTGGCGCCTTGCGGCCTCGATCGTCGCCTTTAGAGGGGTGACCGTTAGGGAAGAAGCCACGCAGGCGCGCTGTTCCTGTTGGCTTGCCGATCACGCGCAGGAATGAGCGGATCGCGCTGAAGTCAGGCGACTTCTGTAATGTTGTCATGTCTGCAGGTAAGGGCTGTGGACCGCGGCCGGGGTGTTCTGAGCACCGCCGGCCATCCTTTTCAGGCATGGGCATTATGGGCTGTCCTTCAGGATGGCGAGGGCATCTGTAACAGACCGCGCCACCCCCGCGATGCCCCCAGCCGATCGGACAGCTGCCTGCCAGTTGTGCTGAGCGGGCGTGAGGCGGCCTGTGGGGGTCTTGATCTCTAGGGAGGAGAAGACGGCAATGCGCTGGCCAACCATGTCCGGCGTGATCGTCACCGTGCGCCAGCCGATGAGATCAGCGGAGCCGCGTGCGAGGCCGAACTGAACGGGGCGGCCGGTTTTGGGGTCTGGCAGCTGGCCGACCTGGTTGCGGAAGAGGCGCAGGTCTGTGCGAAGGCCGAGCGCGAGCCTGATGCGCTGCTGGAGGTCGGTCTCGGCGTTTGCCACGTCAGGCGGATCGGCTGCGTGCATGATGCACCTTGTAGGCCCAGCCGGGCGAGTAGCCGCGCTCCTTGGCCAGCGCCAGCAGCTCAGGCAGGGTGCGAGCGCGCTTGCGCTCTGTGGTGCGCTGCCGGACCGCTTCGCGTTGTAGCTCCTTCAGCTCACCAGCGACCTGGCGCAGCTCACGTCGCGGCTCTGGCGCACAGGCCGCACCACAGACCGGGCAGATGGGGGCGGGCTTGAAGGCTGCAAAGCACTGAGGACAGGTGCGGACCGATGGTGCTGTTGGACCACCAGCTCCAGCACGGCGCACCACGCCTTCCAGGCTCCACTCGCGGGGATCATCGGGCCAGCCGTGGCGGTGGACGTTGCCAACGTGATCGAGGATCACGGCGTGGGTCTTGCCTGGGGCAGGGCGGAGCACGCGGCCGACCTGCTGCAGGTAGAGGCTCAAGGACTGCGTGGGGCGGAGCAGGATGGCGCAGCCTGCTGCTGGGATGTCAAAGCCCTCCGAAACCACATCCACGGTCACCAGCACCTGCAGCTGCCCTGCGGCGAACTGCTGGACCACCTGATCGCGGCGAACTGGATCAAGTGAACCGAGAAGCGTGGCGGCTGGTATGCCTGCAACGTTGAATGAGTCCGCTACATGTTCCGCGTGCTGGACGGAGCAGCAAAAGGCGATCGCACGTTGTGCCCCCGCTAGGCGTTGGTAGTGGGCAATGGCGTCGCCGGTGACCGTTGGCCGATCCATGGCGTCTGCGGCCTGGTCGATGGCGTAGTCACCAGCGCGCCGGCGCAATTCAGATAGATCCGCCACCTGCGGAGGTGCGTAGATCCGAGACTGTGCGAGGTAGCCAGTGAATACAAGATCCGCGACAGACGGACCGAGCACAAGGCGGTCGAAAACTGCTGATAGGCCGCGGCTATCCAGCCGGATGGGGGTTGCAGAGACACCGAGGCGTAGAGCATCCGGCCAGTGCTGGAGGATGCGACACCACGAGCTGCTTGTGGCGTGGTGCGCCTCATCGACAACGATCAAGTCAGGTGAGGTGGTGATGTGATCCAGCCGACGAACCAGCGTCTGAACTGAAGCGACCTGGATGGGGTGATCCGTGGGCGTGATGCCTGCGGCGATGGTGCCGTGTTCAACGGCTGCCAGCGCGAGCTTGTGCGCGGTCTGTGTGATCAGCTCACGGCGATGCACCAGCACGATCGCTGAGCGGCCACGGTCCGCGATGCCCCGCAAGATCTCAGCCATGCAGATGGTCTTCCCGCCGCCGGTGGGGAGCACCAGCAGGGGCGCGCGTGCGCCATCGCGGAAGGCGAGGCGTAGATCGTGAACGGCGCGCTGTTGATAGGGACGGAGCGTGAGACTCATTGGACTAGACCTGCGACGGCCTTAGTGGTAGGCGAGTCAGAGGCTGGAAAGCCAAAGGAAATCAAAGAGTTAGCGTGAACCGCAGTGAAAGGGGAGGAGATGATGATAGGTTGCGTGAGCCCTGATGAGAACGAGCCTATGGAGAACGCCGAGTACCACCGGCACTCCGCGGTCAGCAAAAGCCACCTCGACTTGGTGGCGCGTAGCCCGCTGCATTACTGGGCGCGGTATGTGGACCCCAATCGGGTGGAGCCGGAGCCAACGCCAGCGATGCTGCTTGGCACTGCGCTTCACACCCATGTCTTAGAGCTGGACGCATGGGACGCGCGCTATGTCATGGCGCCGGAGGGGATCGACCGCCGCACCAAGCAGGGCAAGGCTGAGTGGGAGGCGTTCACTGTGGCCGCTGCCGGCCGCACGGTGATCAGCCGCTCTGATGCCGAGCAGGTGATGCAGATGGCGCGTGCGGTCTACAAGCACCCGGCTGCTGCGATGCTGTTGAACCTGCCGGGCGATGCCGAGACCACGCACATGTGGTCGGATGAGGCGACCGGGCTGGAGTGCAAGTGCCGGCCGGACTGGCTGACCAGCGACGGCTCGATCGTGGTGGATCTTAAGACCACCGAGGATGCGAGCCCGGCAGGGTTTCGGAAGTCCATCAGCAGCTGGCGCTACCACGTCCAGAGCGCCTGGTATCTGCACGGGCTGGAGCAGGCCAGCGGCAAGCGGCCTGAGCAGTTCATCTTCATCTGTGTGGAGAAGAAGCCGCCCCATGCCGTCGCGGTCTATGCCGCAGACGCCGAGATGGTGGCAGCCGGGATGGCACAGGCCGCCCGCGACCTTGCGCTGCTGGCTGAGTGCAAGGCGGCTGACAGCTGGCCGAGCTACAGCGAGCAGATCGAGCTGATCAGCCTGCCGGGCTGGATGCGGCCGCGGCCTGATGGATCACTGCCCCAACAGCCCACCGAAATCGAGACCTACTAAGCCATGACTGACAGCACAGCACTAACAACCACACAGCCCGCTGGTGTGTTCAGCGGCATCCAGGCGTTTGAAGATGCCCAGCGCATCGCCAAGGCGCTCGCCAGCAGCACGCTGATCCCGCAGCAGTTCCAAGGGCAGCAGGGGTTTGCCAACTGCCTAGTGGCGCTGAACATCGCGCGCCGGATGCAGATGGACCCGCTGATGGTGATGCAGAACCTGCACATCATCCACGGGCGCCCGAGCTGGAGCAGCCAGTTCATCATCGGCCTGATCAACGGGTGCGGCCGGTTCAGCCCCCTGCGTTATGAGATCACCGGCAAGGGTGACACGCTGGCCTGCACTGCGGTGGCCACCGAGCTGAGCAGCGGCCAGGAGCTGCGTGGCCCTGAGGTGACGATGGCGATGGCCAAGAAGGAGGGATGGGCAACCAAGGCCGGCAGCAAGTGGCAGACGATGCCCGAGCTGATGATCCGGTACAGAGCCGCTGCCTTCTGGGGTCGCCTGTTCATCCCCGACCTGCTGGTTGGCATCCAGACGCAGGAAGAGGTGATCGACGTGGAGACCGTGGACGTGAGCCCAGCGGCACCAGCGCCGGTGACCATCACAGAGTTAAACGCCAAGATCGTGGAGCCGCCTGCAGCTGCAGAACCGGCAGAGGGAGCAAGTGATGACGACGAAATCTTCTGAACAGCCTGGCTACCTCCGTCCAGTTGATTTAGCAGCGCGGTGGTGCAACACCGTGACGCTGGCAACGCTGGACAACTGGAGGAGCCAGAACCGTGGCCCGAGGTTCGTGAAGATCGGAGGCCGCGTGCTGTATCCCGTGGCAGAGGTGGAGGCGTATGAAGCCCGAAACCTGCGCGGGATGCCCAATCACCCAACTACCCAACAGAGACCATGAGCTTCAAGCTGAACCTGAGCATCTTCAAGAGCACCAAGCCCGAGAGCAAGATCGACTTCTCCGGGATGCTGAACGTGAAGGTGGAGGAGCTGGACGCCTTCTGCGCGTTTGTGATGAGCCAGACGCCGGATCAGTACGGCTCGGTGCAGGTGCCGATCAGCGGCTGGAAGAAGACCAGCAGCAAGGGGTTGGCGTATGTGAGCGCCGTGGCGCAGCCGCCGCGTGACTGGGTGCCGCCTGTGACTGCACAGAGCGCCGCTCAGAGCCTGGCCAAGGCGACCGATGGCGTGGTGAGCGAGATCACTGAGGCGGATCTGTTCTAGGCCAGCCCATCAGCTCGCACTCAAGGCGTGCGATCTCGTTGACGGCCTGCTGTAGCAGCTGCTGCTGGTAGCAGGTCTGTTTGAGGAGAGAAGCAGCGAGAAGGCCCGCGTCTTTGCTTTCGAGCAGAGCGCGGGCTTGTTTTTCGATCTCGAACTGCTGCTCGGTGGAGAGTTCCACCGCCATCCACTCACCGAAGTTCACTGTGCCATAGTGGCGGGGTACAGGTTCAGGATACCGATGGAGTGCCCCCGCTGCAGTAGCAGGGAGATCAGGGCGATCGCCACCAACGGCAAGGAGGCAGACAAGACGATCCGGCAGCGGCGCTGCGTGGCCTGCAGGCACGTCTGGTACTCAGTGGAGCTGCCTGTGAGCGTGGCGGTGATCGGCTGGGCACGGACGCCGGACACGAACAAGAGCGTGCCGGTGCTGCGGGTGCCGGTGCAGCTGGCGGTCGGCACTGATGCAGTGTGAAGAACTGTCACAGCGGTTCGCACTGTGACCCGTGGGCGGGGCATACTTAGTGCACGCCCGAGAGGGCACCGCACACAACGCATGAGGTATCGCACCGTCAGCGCCGTTCGTTTGGCGCTTCATCACCGCGGCGGTTGGCTTGAAACCATCCGCGACACGGAACTTCCGGAATACGCCCCGCATCTCAGCCAGCAAGAAAACGGCTGGCCTCATGGCATTTGGATCCGTCCCGAACTTCTCGACTGGGCTAACCAGCACCTCCAATGATCAACCGCATCAACAACG